AAACAACTTGCCAAGAAACACGAACACGAGCGACTTGTTCAAGGCCTTGCAAAAATTGACTTGAAAGGAGACATTGTTTCTCAACTGACCAACTTAATCTCAACGGCAACGATTCACATTGACCGTGAGCCGATATCCTCAAGGAAAGCCATCAACAAGGCTTGTGATGACATATGCGAAGCGTTCAAACGACAAGACGCTACCAACGGAATGAAAACGGGCTGGAGGTATCTTGACAAATATCTTGGAGGTTGGAACAGAGGAGACCTCATTATCTGTGCCGGGAGACCGGGAATGGGTAAATCTGCCATCGCTATGACTTGGGCTTTGGAGGCATCAAAGTGGTACAAGGTTCTTTTCCTTTCCCTTGAGATGTCAGTTGACCAATTGGCTCGGAGGATTCTGACCCACGAGACACACATTGAGAACTACAAAATCCGCAGCAACTCCCTTTCACAAGGTCACATTGATAGGATAGTGGACTACACCATTGCAGACAACCCAGTTCTGTGGTTAGATGATGACACCTCATTGAGAATAGACCGCCTATCGGCTAAGTTGAAAATCCATCAGCAGAAACACGGGCTTGACCTTTTGGTAATTGACTACATCCAACTAATGAAAGGCACAAAGCAGAATCGCCAAGAGGAGGTCGCTGAAATCTCTCGCAACTTAAAACTGATTGCAAAGGACTTGGGAATTTGTGTCATTGCTCTTTCTCAACTCTCACGAGCCGTAGAGCAGCGAAGCGACCACCGACCTCTACTTTCTGACTTGAGGGAATCAGGAGCGATTGAACAAGATGCTGATGCGATTCTTTTCCCTTACCGCCCTGCCTACTATCAAGATGAAAAACCAGACACGGAGGAAGCAGAATTGATGATTGCCAAAAACCGACACGGTGAATGTGTGACAATAGATGTCAAGTTCACCGGTTCACTTACAAAATTTACAGAATGAAATACAATTACAATTGGACATTAAAAGACGCTGTATTCACTAAAGACAAAGGAAAGGTGTTCAGCTGTTTCGCTTGTGGAGGTGGCTCTACAATGGGATACAAACTATCAGGATTTGATGTTTTGGGATGTAATGAGATAGACCCAAAGATGATGGAAGCATATCAAAAAAATCACAATCCAAAGTACTCATATCTTGAGCCAATACAAACCTTTAAGTTGAGGGATGATTTGCCTGATGAGTTATACAATCTTGATATCTTAGATGGTTCGCCACCTTGTTCAAGTTTTTCAGTATCTGGTAATCGTGAAAAAGATTGGGGCAAAGAAAAAAAATTCAGAGAAGGCCAGGCTAATCAAGTTTTAGATGAGTTGTTTTTTGATTTTATTGATTTAGCAAAAAAGTTGCAGCCCAAAGTTGTTATTGCTGAAAATGTGAAAGGTTTATTGATGGGTGAGGCAAAAGCATATGTTAGAAGGATTTATAAGGAATTTGATAAATGTGGGTATATGGTACAACATTTTTTGCTTGACGCATCAAAAATGGGTGTTCCACAACGAAGAGAGCGAGTTTTTTTTATTGCCTTGAGAAAAGATTTGTGTAATCAATTTTTAGAGCAAAAAGATATGTTTACTATAATTCCCAAAATACAACTTGATTTTAATGATAAAGAAATACAGTTTAAAGAAATATTTATTGATAAACTGGATAGAAAATTAAGTACAAAACAATTAATTCTTTGGGAAAATAGAATTTTTGGAGATATTGATTTTAGTAAGTCATCCGAAAGAATTGGAGAAAATCCAAATGCTCATTTTAATTATAAGTATTTGTATATGGACAAAGTAGCTAATACAATAACAGGTAGTGATAATTGTGTATTATTTGATTATCCAAGATTCAGAAATTTTGACGAGTTATGTGAATGTGGAACTTATCCAAAAGATTATGATTTTAGAAAAAATAAACCTGAATATTTGATAGGAATGTCAGTTCCTCCAGTAATGACAGCAAGAATAGCAGATGAGATATATGAACAATGGCTAAAACACTTATGAAAGACCTATACACAGAAAACACAGAACTCAAAATCCAGAACGCTCGTTTGCTGAAGAAATGCCAAACGCTCTGGTCTAACCTTGCCAACGCAAGACAATCAATTCAAGAGTACAAAATGATTCTGCAAGATTTAGAGAACCCAGTTGACCACAATGCTCCTTTGGATGAGATAGCGAGAGCCGTCAGTACCGCCTCAGGTGTTACCGTATCCGAGATGCGCTCACCCAACCGAGAGAGACACAATGTAATTGCTCGTCAGGTGTTCTTCTATATCGGAAGAAGGGCTGGATTCTCTTGGATGAAACTTGGGCAATATATGCTGAGAGACCATTCAACCGCCATTCACGGATATCGTCAAATCAACGACCTTATGTCTTTACCCAAATCCAACTTTATTGAAACCCAAACCTACATACACGCCCGTGAAATCTTGGCTGCTCGTGATGAGAAAAGGTACAATGCAATCTGACATCTGCTGTGTGACCGAAGCTCAAATCAAATACTATCGCAAGAAGTACGAGAAAGACGGATGGGAGTTTCACGAGTTGATAAGTTGTGCAAATTTCAAATAAAAATTAAACAAACTTTGAAACATCACAAAGAGCGAGATAATAACTGAACTATCGCAAGAAGAATGGGTGAGGGGCTTTTGCATCAAAGTCGGCAAAGACCTTGCATCTGACTTGTATCAAGAACTCTTTCTCATCCTTTGCGAGAAATCCGAATCTTGGATTGTAGAAAAATATGAATCAGGCTACTGGGCTGGGTTTGTTTCCAGGATCATCTTGAATCAGTTCTACGGCAAACGAACATCCTTTGAGAAGAACTTCATCCGACCCATTGGAATGGAGGACACAAGCCAAGTAGAGATTGAGTGTGAAGATGAACCATACACCGAACATCATCAAGAGGCTATTGATGCCGTCCTTGAGAAGTGCGATTGGTATGAGTCACGAATCTGGGAACTCTGGTCAAAGGGCGATGACAACATCAGACCGAGGTCAGCAAGAGCGATTGCAAGAGTCACCGACATCAGCCGTCAAGAAATCCTCCGAGTGGTGAACGAACTTAAAATCAAAATCAATAATGAATACATTGCTAGAAATAGTCGGAGTCAGTTGTCTCTCCATCATATTTGTCTCAGAGATAGGTTGGAGGGCGAAAATTAAACCTTTCACCTGCGAACTCTGTATGGCTTGGTGGATGGGACTACTGTTCTTTGTTCCGCTTTATGGGTGGAGTGGCATTCCGTTTGCTGCTCTATCGGGGTGGCTATCAACGACCATTAATAGATATTTATAACCTACAATTGAGCCATAAATGAAACATTATAGCCTAAAAACAGACCTTAAATGGGCAGCATTTCTGCTCGTTACTCAAACCCTTTATTCATTCTTTCTATGATACAAACAGACATTGACTTTGTCCTTGAACTTTCTCCGTTGTTTCAGCAATGGAAGCAGCAAGGATACTTCCGAGTGACCCCTGAACAAGGAGTAAGACTCCGCAACATCTATCAAACTGAGATGGGAAAACCGATGCCATCTTGTTCAACTTGCTTTGTTGAAGCTTTCTACTCTCTAATCATCCGAGCAGAAGCACAACAAAAAGAAATCCAAGCAGCACAGATTTCAGATGATGAACAAAAACCAAAACGAAAAAGACGTGAAAAAACACACACAGATTTATCTGAAGGAAATGAACTACCACCAGACGGATTGGATACCGTGTGAGATGAAGCAACAGATGTAATACATCTTGTGTCTATATATGTATGAAAGAATGCAAAATTTGTAATGAGCAATTTCAATCACGAAGTGTTTTGAATGTCTATTGCTCCAAGCAATGCAAACAACAGGCAGGTATGGACAAAAGAAGTAAAAAGCCAAAGACAAAGAATTGTCAAGTATGCAAATCAGAATTTACTCCATATACGAGCCTTGACAAATTCTGTTCTGCAAATTGCCGAGTTGAGAATATGAAATCTCAAAGAACAAGAAGATGGAACAAAGAAAGCACAGAGAAAAGATTTGGTGAAAACAATCCATCTTTCAAAAGCGGTATGTACACAAGAGACAATAGGAAATCAGAAGAAGGACAAAAACAATATCTCAGAACACGAAATGAAATGAGAGAAGAAATGATGAAATTTGCTGGGCATTTGTTTTGTGAAAGATGCGGTACACAAGAAACATATCAATGGGAAATGCATCACCTTGTGTATAGAAGCGAAAAACCCAATCACGAATTTTTACACGATAAACGCAACCTCATCAATTTGTGCATGAAGTGCCATAACTGGTTTCACCAAAGCAAAGGAAATAGAGATTGGTGGGTTGAAAGAAGAAAACTTTGGGAATTGTTTGGAGAAGACATCCGAGATAAATCATACAAGAAACTGAAATAAATCTGTAATCAATGGCAAACAACCCAAATGTAATAGACAACCTCAAACCTTTCAAAAAAGGAGATGATGAAAGGAGAAACTTGGAAGGTCGCCCAAAGAAATTCACCACACTAATGAAGGAGAACGGCTACAAGTTAGCCGAGGTGAATGATTCCATCCAAGCGATTATGGCAATGAACGAGGAACAGATAAAAGAGGTGCTTGAAAACGATGACGCAACGATGCTTGAAAAGACGGTTGCAAAGGCAATTATCAAGTCATTTGAGAAAGGCTCTCTGTATTCTATGGACACTCTCCTATCTCGTGTCTACGGCAAACCCAAAGAACAGATTGACGCAACCATTGAGCAGAAGATCGTCAATGTGACGCTGAAACTTGACTAATAAAAACTATGGAAAAACTATATTTTGGAAACGGCTGGGAAGACCAGTATGGGATGAACATCTCAATCAACATCAAAGCAATTCAAGAGGCTTTGGAATCAGGTAAACTTGAAATGAACTCCTATGGAGACATCAAGCTGAGAGTCGGCAAACGCCAAGCACCTCACGAGAAATCCAAAGCGACTCACTTCATCTCTAATCAGAAACCCAAAGACAATTTGTTTTGAAAATCTTAGTCCTACTTGATGGCTCAAACGGAGTGGCTTATCACCGCTTGTTTGTTCCATTTGCTCGGTTGCAGCAAGACCACGATGTGACAGTTGATGTGAGCCAAAACCGAGCCGAGTGGGGCGGTCTTAAATACACGGACTATGATTGTGTGGTTTTTAATCGGTGGTTGGGTGACCTGCAATACAACATCCTTGAACTACTCGCCAAAAACAAAATCCCCTACATCATTGACATTGATGACTACTGGATTATTCCTCGCCATAACCCAGCCTACCAAGCGTACCGCAAGGTCATCAAGAACTGCATCAAGGACGCTATCTACTACGCTGATGCAGTAATGACCACCACACCTCAACTGGCTTCTGTAATAACCTCTCTGAATCCTAAGGTGACTATTGTCAAAAACGCTTTGGACTATTCCCATGATCAATGGCAGAAGAAGACCGACCATCCTCTTACAATCGGTTGGGTTGGAGGCATCTCTCACGAGGAAGATATCAGGTTGCTTGAAGGACAGATTGAGCCAATCATTGAGAAATACAACGCTCGGTTCTTGATGTGCGGATTCCACGAGAACCAATCTATTTGGGCTAAGATGGAGAAAAGCATCACGGGCAAATCAAGGAAAGAAAGGCCGGATTGGTTTGATCACAGAGAAGGAACAACGCCTATCAAGTACGCTGAGTATTATTCAGAGATAGACATCCTCCTTGCTCCTTTGACCCACGATAAATTCAACCGCTACAAATCCGAGTTGAAGATTGTTGAAGCTGCTGCCTACAATCGCCCGATTATCTGCTCACGAGTAGAACCCTACACCAATCACAAATCAAATCTTGGGGTGTTCTTTGTAGATAACAACGATTGGGTGACTCCTTTGGACAAACTACTGAAATCTAAAAAATGGGACAAGGTCGGGGCAATCAACCGAGCCTATTGCGATGACCACCACTCTCTCAAAGCCGAGAACATCATCCGAATGGAACTACTCAAATCAGTATGCAGATAAACTATGAGCGACCATATCTCACCTCATACCAACGAGCCATTCTTGACTCCCCCTCCCGCTATACCATAACAGCAGCAAGTACCAAAACAGGGAAGACCGCATCTCATATCATTTGGTTATTTGAGCAGTCCTTGACCCTAAAACAAAACCAATCGGTTTGGTGGGTTGCTCCCGTGTACCAACAAGCGGAGATAGCATTCCGAAGGATGAAGACCCAAGTCAGCGACCCTCACTTCTTCCAAGCCAACGAATCAAAACTGGTCCTCACCACCCCAATGGGATCCAGGATAGAGTTTAAGTCAGCAGAGAAAGCAGACAACCTCTACGGAGATGATGTGTTTGCTGCGGTGTTTGATGAAGCCTCACGAGCAAGAGAGGAGGCTTGGTATGCTCTCCGTTCTACCCTAACCGCTACCCAAGGCAAATGTAAAATGATTGGGAACGTCAAAGGCAAAAAGAACTGGTTCTATAAACTTGGTGAACGAGCAAGGCAAGGAGAACCTGACTATTCCTTTTTCAAGATAACCGCTTACGATGCAGCCAAGGAAGGCATCATCTCAGAACAAGAGATTGAACAAGCCAAGCGTGATCTTCCAGAATATGTGTTCAAGGAACTCTATTTGGCTGAACCAGCCGATGACCAAAGCAACCCATTTGGGATAGAGAATATCAGAGCGTGTTATTCACCCATTCTGAGCGGTTCTGTTGCGTCTTTTGGTATTGACCTTGCCAAGTACTCGGATTGGACTGTGATAGTCGGTCTGAGCGCAAATAAAGAGGTTGTCCATTTTGAGCGATTCCAAAAGGATTGGGCTTCAACGGCCGAGCATATTGCCCGACTCGTTCAAGGCACTCCGTGTTTCATTGACTCAACTGGTGTCGGTGACCCAGTAGTGGAGCAGTTGCAGAGGAGATGTCCTCGGATGCAAGGCTTCAAATTTACGGCACAATCAAAGCAACAACTCATTGAAGGGTTGGTGATGGCAGTACAAGGCCACGAGATAAGATTCCCGAGCGAACCGATTGGCTCTGAAATGGAGAACTTTGAATATGAATACACAAGAACCGGAGTCAGATATTCAGCACCTTCTGGTCTCCACGATGACTGTGTATGTGCTTTGGCCTTATCTTTGGACTGCTCACAGAAAAACAAAAAAGGAACATTCTTCTTCGTATGAAAATCTCACAAATACAAGAACTCGCTTCGCTCAAAGACCTGAACCCTATTGAGCAGATGGCACACGAGGTGTCTATTTGTCTCAACATCCCTTTCTCGGATGTGGAAATCTGGACAATGGACAAACTCCAAGCCGAACACAAGAAACTTAAACTTGACCATCTACCTGACAAGCGGATTGGCTACAAGTTCTCACACAAGGGAAGAAGATTCCGTTTGGTTAAAAACGCCAAAGAGATGTCGGCTCACCACTTTATTGAACTCCAGGAAGTGGTCAAAGGAGATATGATTGAAAGCCTTCATCAGGTCATCGCTCTTTTATCATACCGAGTTGATTGGTTCGGAAGAAAGATTGAGGATGACTATCAATGGAAGGTAGATAACTTCAAGGATTTGGAGGCAGAGCAATTCTATGGCTATGCGCTTTTTTTTTCGGCACTCTTTCCGAAATTATTGCAAGCTACCCTAACCTATTTGAAGGCGGAGAACAAGGAGGTGAGGGAGATGTTTTTGGATGGCTCTCTATAATTGACCGACTCGCAGGAGGTAGAAGAGCTGAGTGGGATGCGATCTTGAAAATGCCTTTGATTGAGTTTCTCAATACCCTTTCATTTCACCGCACCATCACCAAGGAGAGAAACAAACGCTTGGAACAAGCAGCGTCAAAAGGTTTTGAGTCCTATGTCTGTGCTTGTCTGAACGAGATGCTCTGATTTGGGACACTTTCAGCCTTTCGCTATTTTTAGGTGATGGCACTCAACGCAAAACATCAACCAACTGGAACAACCTATCTCCCAGCGTACAATGACAATGTCTTTATTGTAACGGAAAGTGATTCCGGTATCTACGGCCAATACAACTTCAAGTTCATCTGCGATGTCAAAGATGGAAGTGGTAACTTGTTAGCCCGACTCAAAACCCCTATCTACTATGGCTCAACCAATAAGGGAGTGTTCAACATCTCTCGCCTATTGGAGAACTATGTGACCAACGATTGGAATTACAACGATTCAGCAGCGAGTGGATGCACCAACTCTGTGTTTGGATATCAAGCGGTATTTGGGTATGAGTACTCAACAGGAGCAACAACTGCGATTGTAGAAACCACCGGAGTCACCTCATCAACTGGCAACACAATTTGGAACGCCTCTCTTGACCCTTTGACATTCCTCTCTTTTGATGAGTCCAATTACTTTATGGAGACCGCAGCCTCAGGGACTGCTTCTTTTCTAACCAACAACCAATCAAAAAAATTACCTATTGATGCAAAGGCTTGGCTCTATTGTCTACACGGCTCTAATGTCGCTTCTGTGGATGTTGCTTTTAGTCCTTCGGGAACTGCTTCTATTTCTGTCCCAAGTGGCACTCTCGCTCGTGTTCCTGTTGGAAGCAATATTCCGGGCG